CCGTAGGCTGGCTAGCGCGAGGCGTACTCTGATCTCCAAATATCGGAGACGGAGGTTGTTTTGCCCACTGTCAAAGCATTTCTGCTCGTAACAGTGAATCTACTTCCTGTGGCCTGAACCTTCCTTTTGTAGCGGTCAAAAAGCTCCGCTGCATCGGGAATTGGTTCTCCTCGAAGATCGTGCATCAGTTTCCTAAAAAAGAACTGATTACCCGATCTCTTCAACGGTTTAACGATAAGCCGTTGATATTTGTACACGCACTGTTTATACATGCCTAATCTAGGCATAGCAGTGTGGAGGTACGAATCGAAATCCTCGTCCGAGTATGGGCCAATCAGCAATTTGTGCTGATCAGGTATCCATGACTCTAACAACTTGAGGGTAGACGATCCTTCGTTGATACCCCAACGTAATGAAAGGAGACGTTTTAAGCGATTTATATCGCAAAAAAGTTCCTGTACACTAGTAGGAGTATGATCGAAAAATACGGGCCGAAGGGCCATACCACGGAACCAGTCTGTGCCACAGCTCTCTCGTATAGGACCAGAAGAAAAGGTCTTTTCGAGATTTATGCTGAAACCAGATAGGCGAAGAGCTTCTACCGTTTTGAAATAATAGCGTTTTGGCACGATCAAATCGTCGCCGAAAACTGCTACTTCATCACGACAAAAAGCTTTTCCGTCCGCCTTCACTACTGCGTAAATGATCGCAGTAAACAGGGCAGATTCCAGAGCGAAGGTATAACCGTTCCCCATGGAGGAGATTTTCTCGTAAGAGAGTTTCTCTGTACCCAGGAAGCCGTTCGGCGACCTGAGATCCATAAGGTAATCATACCACTCCCGAGGCAACAGGACTTCACACAGCTTAGTGCTGATGGAGTCCGAAGCAGCTGACAAATCTAGTGTAACAGAACTAGACTCATCATCCACTATACTACCTCGAAAGGCCAAATCCTGATTCTTCGTCTGATTGTCTAGGTCTACACCCCAACGTTTTAAACGTTTACGGATGTAGCCATCGACCCCCAGTTGAAGATATAAATTCAGGATCGGTTCAATCGCAATAGTTCGCTCTTTTTGAGCGTCCTTAGGTACGAAAGTGATTTTGTTGCTATCAACCACTTTAATGACCGCTGACCAGAACTCCTTTAGACAGATAGGCATATGCATGGGTATTCCCATACGTGACCTATAACTATCTTGGAGAGCTCCAATCCATCTCTGGTCGGTTTCGATAGCGAACTTGGCATACCGGTAAGCATCGATCGTACAGTGATAAGGCCACCTCGAATATTTATGATAACTTGAGGTATTGCCTTTCTCAGTGCCGATTGTAGCCCCCGGTCCATGTCTAGACCGCGACAACATTTCCCGATGACCAGGTAACCGGTCACCGAGCAGCTTCTTTAGGAAGACTCGAGCATGGTGTAATATAGCTATGCCCCAGTCAGTTTCCGGTTCAGCCAGTTCCTTATAACCAGTCTGGTTATAGGTCATGCAAGCACTCTCCGCTGCGAAGAAAATCTCCGCGGCGCGAGCAGCTCGCTTTTTCTGATCTGATGGAAACTGAAACTTCTTTAATAGGCTGGCGAGTAGATACTTCGTGCGGACTGTCTCCACACCAATATCCGTGTTAGGAGTGATACTCTGTAACCCCCACGCGTCGGACAAGGCGAGATAACTTTGGAAATCACGTTTTCGTATGATCTCCTTCATCATCTCCGCCTCATCTGTACTGACGTACTCCTGAAGGTCTGTTAGTAATTTACTGACGACTTTCCAAGGATAATCCTTCGGAAGCCTCACGCCCACCTCAATTTTGGAGGGCTGTTTCTTGGATTTGGCTCGATTTTTCATCTTGCCTCCATGACTTACGCTTTAAGGTTGTTGTCCTTTTTGGACCGAAAAGCACTGAAAACCTTGGGTAATACACCCAAAATAACAGTGCCGAAGGTGGCTAAAGCTTTCAGAACTACGATGAAGTTTGCCGTTAAGGCAATTACTTTGTCGTCTTTCATAAGCTAAACCATCAACTGGTTCATCAAGGCAACCATCAGCGTGTCATCGTCCAAGAGGGCAATGTTCCGTTGTCGAGCGATCATCTGCTCGGCTGCGGTCACTCCCACGGGAACTGAAAAGCTCACCTCGGTAATGATTGGTGAAGTCAACTGCGCAATGCCGTCGACTCCATCGACCACCAGATCCTGGGTAAACTTGAAGGAAGTTTTAGCAACTCCCTTGAAGTTCCCAGAAGCTTTGGGAAAGCTCCTGTAAAACGACAACGTATCACGTGCAGTCAGCGCATGGTTAGCGCCGATGTAGACAGATCTATTTGAATATTCTTCAAATCTGTCAAACACGTG